CGTACATGTTAGCCAGCGCTGTCCTTCGGCCTACCTCACCAGAAATGTTAGCCATCTGTGTTTCAAGACCAAGCTCACCCTGCTGTCTACGTGCAACGTCAGCCAAGCTAGCCACGTTGAGTGCAGGAGAGAAAGCAGACAACATAGCCGCTTGAGGAATGTAAGCTCCCTGAAGCGCACCTAGGCCAATCTGTTGCTGTGCCTGTTCTAACCCTAGACCGCCTGTAGCGAGACCCATGCCGCCCTGCATTGCACCCATAGCCATCGCTTGTTGTGCGGCTTCCAGCGCCTGTCTTTGGGTAGCTATGTTAGAGCCTAGCTGACCGTAAGTAGCGCCGATATCAGCCGCTTGTCTCTGCTCTTGTTGTGCTTGAGTTATTGCCATCAGAGCCGCTCTGTCTTGAGCTTCCTGCTGTGCTTGAGCTAACGCAAGTTGCTCTGGTGCTCCACCAAACATAGCTGTACGTACACCGCCTCTGCCTTGGGTAAACAGACGCTCTTCCAGAGCTAGCCTCTGTCTCTCTTCTTCACCAAGCTGTGTAGCCCTGATACGGTCGTACACGTCTTGTTCTCTAGCACCCATAGGCATACCAGCTTGGCCCATGAACTGCCCACCTAAGCCAAACGCCTGTTGTGCCGCCGTTTCTTGACCAGCGAGGCCAAAGGGTGAAACACCTAACTGTTGACGCCCTAGTCCCAGTAACTCACCGCCAGCAACACCTAAGTCTCCAGCGATAGGAAGAGCAGTGCCGAATCGAGACATAGCGGCGGTTTCTAGGGCTTTTTGAATAGCTAACTGCTCTTCGCCCATCTTAAAAGTAGTTCCACCGTCACCAAGACCTTCAATTACACCTGTTGGTGCTGTTACTGTAAACGGTTTAAACGAAACATCAGGCGCTGTTGCTGTCGGAACCGCCGCAGTCAACAGGTCTTCAATTTCACTGGGAATGAGATCACTTAAAATACCCATTAGTAAGTACCTCTATTTTTATTGTAATTCATCATCATCATAGCGTTTTACCTATCAGTGCTAGTACATTCATTTCCTGTATGGACAGTGCGTATCCGTTGATGTCTGTCTCAAGACCAACACTGATTACCGATCCGTAACCTGTAGTATTAATAGACGATCTACTAATAATGTTACCTTCTTCGGAGTACTCAGCTACGTTGTACTCAGACTGTCCGTAGAATCCGGGTGTAGCACTGCTGGTTCTAAACGTGCTAGTGCTGGTTGCTGTTGAAAAGTCGTAAGACCACTTGAGAAATATGTCGGCGTTGTTGCCACCGATAATCGTAGGTCTAATCTTCTTCAACATCTTAATTTTAGATGGATCACCAAAGCTTAATCCGGGGCTGTAGTAACGAAAACGATAGACACTACCGTTGTCAAAGTAGTTATCGTATTTACCTATACCCGCTGTTGTGCCTATGTATATGTCACCGTTTCTGTCCCTGTGGAAACTTTTGAAGTCCACACTAGGCCATCGTGTTACCCTGTACGCACCGTTCTCCAGTGTACCTCGTACATCAAAGCAGTACACGAGGTTGAGATCAGGAAAGCACAGAAGATAAAAGTAGTTCTCAGGACTGTACACCGTACTAACTGGCTCTGTTTTACCTCTAGTGTTAGCGATCAGTTCCTGCTTGATGTTTCTGCTCAAGTCGGTAATAGGCAAGGACTTCTCTTGTATAGAGCGTCCCAAGCTCCTGAGACCTGTCTGAGTCAGGAACAACAAGTCTGTTCCTATGTTCTGTACACTCTTTCTGTCTACACAACCAACACCGGGAATGGTGTCTTGTATAGCCATTGTTGCAGGACTCTCTGCACCACTATAGACTAACGTGTTGTTTTCACCGAACACCACGAGTAACCCGTTGTGTGCCGCTATAGCTACAACTTTGTCAAACCCGTTAGGCCACGCCTTAGATACGTCAATAGATCCGCTAGATCCACCAGAGAAATCGTGTCCTATTAGCAAGTCAGACCAGTAGATAATGTTGTCATCAGTAGCGTTACCTACGCACCACACTCGTCCGTATGCACCGATAGCCTCGTGAGCGTACTGAGATGCTGTTACGGATGCACCAGATACACTGGACATCTTAGTTACTGCGCCTAGACTGTTGCTGTACACAAGAGGCTCGTACCCACGCTGGAAAAAGTAAGCGTGATCGTTAAAGTTAAATATCTTCCAATCGTTGTCTGTTATTGTGTACGACCCCGGAGTTGCGTCAACCAGTGTTGTCGTACCTGTCATAATCTTGTTGTTGCCAGTACTAAAGATTACTTCGTTTCCAGCACTATCGTAAAACTCGTGTATTCTGTGGATGTAATCTGTACCCAACACAGTCTTGTCTGTGGTTAAAACAGAGTTACCTTTGCGTGAAGCTAATCGTCCTCGTCTGTCAATAATAGCGTTGTCTGCAATCTCCGCAAAAGACGTATCCTGTGCAAGCGGAGAGTCCTCTGTGTTGATCCCCTTAAACGCAGGAGCAACTAGGTTAATACTCTGTAGTGGCTGGGCCATCTAGCTTCTCCTAGGGTGTGTACCAAATAGTTTCTTCAGGGTGCTTTTGTGCGTCCAGAGCAATAGCGTCAGACAGGTACTTGTCAGCAAGAGCAAAGTACTCTGGTGTTGACGTACCGCCTGTCTCCCCACGTTCACGGGCTAACAGAGCTACTGCCATGTGAATTACAGGCTGACTAGGGATAGCCAGTGTGTCACTGTCAGCACTCAACGCTACGTTCCTAATGACACTCTTGACCTTCAGTGAGTACACACCGTCAGGCTTTGGGTACACATCTATCTGTGCGTCACCAGAGCCGTCGATGCCACTAAACGTGTAGTACTGCGGAGCGCCAGAGGTCGGTGTATTGACCAAGAACTTATCGTCAAACCAAGTCTGAGGCTTGTACTCCATAACAATATTAGAGGTATCGTTGATGATGTTCAGAATCTTACCTTGGTCTTGGTAACCCGTGAGTGAGTACGTGTAATCATCAGCAACCGTAGCAATCGTTAGAGTAGACCTAAGATTAGACCAATCCCAAGAGTTTTCCACGAGTTGCTTTGCGTCGTTGATAAAGTCACCAACCATGGCGCTGTACGTGTTGGCACTAACAGTCGTTACTGTGTCTTCTCTTAGACGCCTCAGTACGTTGTTTACTAGGTTTAAATACGTCATACTATGTTTCCTGTTAGCATACCTTGCATTAACTCGCCTTTAGTTTGTTGGGCCAGAGACTCAGACAAGTAATCTACGATTGGGAACTCCGTTCTAGCCAAAAGCTGTGGATCACCTAGTGACGGAGGAGCGCTTGCCTGTGGTCGGAACATACCGACGCCGCCTCCAGTGCTACCATCGTCACCACCTCCGTCATCACCGCCACCACCAGTGCCACACTCATCTGGATTAGCCGCCGCATACTCAGCACAACTACAGTCGGTACAGTCAGGAGGAAGCGATCCACACTCTGTAGGATTAGCCGCCGCATAAGCTGGATCATCACACGGATCGGTTACTGACTCTTGTACACAGCGCTCTACAGCACCGTCAAATACATACCCTTGCTTACAAGGACCGCAACTTCCGTCCGCATTTACTGTAGCATTAGGATCATCACATTCGTAAATAGGACCACAGTTACCGTCTGCATCAAAGTCTTGACCGCTTGGACACTCTTGACAACCGCTTTCTATTGTTGTTCCGTTGTTACAAACATTTTCAACACACATTCCTTCTGTGTCTTTTGAGTATCCGGGTTTACACTCACAAGGCCCGTCTTCTCCGTTGTTTACAGCATTAGGGTCGTTACACTGCATCGGAGGAGTAACTGTTGTTCCACACGCTTTTGCTTCACCAACAGAAGAACGATACCATCTACCCGGATTTTGCGTACTGCTTCCGCACTCTGCCCACCCTTGTTCTATACACGCTTTTTCTTCTTCAAAGGTTTGAGGATTTCCTTTACAATCGTATCCATCAACAGGCGGTGGCTTAGGTGTATCGTCTCCTCTTTTTTTACATTCTACTTCAGGATTGCTAGAACAGCTACTTCCGTCGTTGATGTTAAAAGTACCTTCAGGACACGCAACTGTTCCTTCAGGACACTCTCCTGTGTCGTCAACGTCAGTTTTGAGGGGTTGCCAGCATTTTCCATCTACGTGTTTATTAGCTAAACTACCGTCGGTACATTCGTCTTTACATTCTCCAGTTAAATAATCTACTTCTCTTAATGGATCAGGACATTTGTTTTTCCTGTTAACACATTTTTTTTCATCTGGGCTATAAACTTTACCTTGATTTTCACAATCTTGTTCTTCTGGTGTTACAGCAGTATCATCGCCACCGTCGCCGTCTGTGGTTTCATCTATAGGATTTGGAATGCACTTTCCTAACTCATTTAACTTCCCGTCATTTTGAATATCTGGGTTTAACCCAGTAGTACAAGGATCTCCGGGGTTCCATTCAGAAGCTAAACCGGGACAGTTACTGCCATCAGCGTCTAATTTTACAACTTCATTCCCAAACTCATCTAAGTCTTCACATATTCCAAAACCTGTTGTAGTACCGCTTTCTACACAACCGCCTAGCCCGTTATTAGCATCTGGATCATAAACTAGACTGCCGGTACACGTAGTATCTGTTCCTTCTGGTATTATAGGAAGCCCTATTTTATCTCTAACAGCGTCCTCTGCCGATGTTAAAACAGCGCCAAAAACAGCATCACCGACGTAACCACCTACAGTTTTTAGTATATCTTCTACCGTAATCCCACATCCTTCACCTGTAAACGTATTACAGTTTTGATCGAATATGGTTTTTAATTCGTCTGCTTTTTCTCCGATCTTGTTTAAAACAATATCTACTAGAGTAGGACATCGCATCTCTCCAGTATCAGGGTCTTCTATCTCTTTTTCTGGAGCACATTCCCCAGTAACAACGTCTTTGATCGTAGTGCCTGTGTCTACAATAAGGTCTTTTATTTCTTTGAGGGTAACATCTTTAAAAATAGTACCTAAAATTGGTATATTAGGGATTCCCGGTATTTTTAAAATTATTCCTAAAGTAGTACACTCGTCCCATGTACCTCCGTTACTCAAACAATCAAAAACCTCAACTTCAAGGGTTGGTCCAGATTCAGTCGGTTCTGGCATTGGACTACCGGGACCAAATTGATTATACAAAGAATCAGAAACTTTTTGTACATCAACAACACCGCCTAGTGCGTCGTTTAAGTCATTAGCATATTTATCAGTTTTTGCTCTTAACTCTTCATCTTCTGGTTGGTTCTGTTCCAACCAATCGTCGTAACTAGTTTCTGTCGTTTGAAACTCATCGTCACGTCCGTATACCGTGATAATCTGCTGATTACCTTCGGCGTCTGTTGTTGCCTTGTAAACCTCTCTTTTGCCGTCGTTGTTTAAATCCGTAAACTCGTAGTACTCGTTTTCTCCTAGCGGTCCGTAGAGGACAGTATAGAGTTGTGCTTGGTCGTACTCACCAACATCTTGCATATTTAGAGTAGCTTGACCTTGGATGTACTCTATGTACTGATCGTACTTAGAAGGCAGTTTTTCACAGGAGCCTCCACCCATTTCACCTTGGTGTACAACAAGTACTCGTCCCGGTCCACACTGTGTAGCCATAGGTTACTTACCGCCCTTCAGTTGCATCAGCTTGTCAGCACCTCGTATGCCAAAACTTGCCGTGACTGCTACATAGAGCAAGTACTGGTAGTAATCAGGTAGTTTATCTAGCTCAACAAAAGCCATTCCTACTCTCTGCATAATACTCAAGTCATCCATAGC